ATTTGGGCGCTTAATTGTTCAACAGCTTTTTTGGCTTGGCTTCCTGACGGTTGGGGGGGGGGGAATGAGTGAAACCGGCAAAGAATGAGGTGGGCGGCGGTGTACGGTTGCCTAAATCGTTCTATGAACGCCCCCTTACCCCGAAAGAAGCCCAATTCGCCACGGATAACATCAATATTGTTTGGTGGTACTTGGATCAACAGGGCCTTGACCGGGCGGAATGGTTTGATGTGGTGATCTTCCGGTATCTGATCAGCGTGAAACGGTGGTTTGCCCTTCCTGATCTTCAGAAAGTGAAGTTTGTCACTGTGGCCTGTAATGCCATGCGGTCAGCCATTGGAAATGAGCGGCGTAAAAGGGCCAAAGAACCCCAAACCGTCAGCCTGTATGATCCTATCCCCGGAACTGAAGATTTGCTGTTTATTGACACGATAGCGGCCCCGGAAATTTTGTAAGAAGGTGAAATAATGGAAATTAAATACAATGTTCAGGCCCCGCCCAAGGGCAGTTTCAATGGCGGTGTTAAGAGCGAGGAAGTCAAAGCCATTGAAGATTTCTTGACCAGCGGCAACGCAAAGAATATGTGTTTCGAGTATGAAACCGATCAGGGAGCCAAAAACAAGTTGGCTACCATTTCCAGCCACAAGCGCAAGTGGAACCAGACGGCGGCGAAAAAGTATGATGCCTACCGTGTGAAGAACTGTATCTATATTGTCCGGTTGACCGGAAAGAAAGGATGATCAAGATGTTAAAAATCGGAATGACTGTGAAGGTGCTTCCTAATGCGGAATACGGCGGCAAATATACCGGGTGTGTTGGTGTCGTAAAGAACTACTATTCCAGCAAGAAAAAGGCTGGCGTGGAGTTGGAGAAAGTTCAGAATGACGCAAGTTCCAAGGGCCTGTTTTGGTTTTCGGAAGATAAGCTGACACCGGTTGAAACCCCCTACTTTTGGGAAAGTCTGAATGAGAGCCTTTCCAAAATCGTTGCCCCGCCCGTGAGTTTCCGGTGCAGTTTCAACCTTCATCGTACCGAGGTTCCCCCTGTAAAAAAGGTTATCTTCAGCGGCCCCAAAACTATTGTGCTGTGGGCGGATGGCACCAAGACCATTGTTTCCTGTGGTGCTGGTGATACATACGACTACTACGCCGGGTTCTGTGCCGCCGTGGTGAAAAAGCTGTTTGGTTCTACCACCCACGCCAAGAAGGTTTTGGGTGAAGTGGTTCAGGTTCAATGATCACGCTGTTTCAACACCAGCAAAAGGCCCTTGACCTGACAGAAGGCCATAACCGATGCGCTTATTACCTTGATATGGGCCTTGGGAAAACCTTTGTTGGTTCAGAAAAAGCCCTGAAGCTAAATAGCCGTGTGAACCTGTTGATTTGTCAATGTTCCAAGGTTTCTGATTGGATAGATCACATGGTTGAGAACTACGCTATGAACCATTGTTGGATGATCTATGATCTGACCAACCCAAAAGAATTTAAGTGGTTTATGGCGGCGGTTTCCGAAACCGATAATCCTACCAGAATTTGTGGCGTGATCAATTATGAACTGACCTTCAGACGGAAGATTTTGAAAACCCTTTCCGGGTTTACGCTAATGCTTGATGAAAGTTCCCTGATTCAGAATGAGAACGCCAAGCGGTCAAAGTTTATCCTTGGCCTGAAGCCTGACAATGTGATCCTTCTTTCCGGCACTCCAACCGGGGGCAAGTATGAAAAGCTGTGGAGCCAATGCCAACTGTTGGGGTGGAAGATTTCAAAGGAACTGTTTTGGAAGCAGTACATTGAAACGGAATGGGTTGAAGAAGATGGCTTTTGGCGGCAGAAAATCACCGGTTACAAAAATGTTGACCGGCTGAAAAAGAAGCTGGCCGAACATGGGGCCGTATTCATGACCACCGCCGATGCCGGAATTGATCTTCCCGAAAAGACCATGATTCCGGTAAAAATGCCCCCGGCAAAGGAATATTGGAAGTTCTGGCGGGAACGAGTGGTGAGTATCAACACCGCCACCCTTCAGGAATTTGAATTGGATTCAGATTTTTGGGGTTCCAATGCTGATTATGAGCGGGAATTGATTGGTGATACCAGTTTAACCCGCCGCTTGTATGCCCGTCAGCTTTGCGGCCTGTATAATCCCCACCGTTACAAAGCCTTCAGGGAGTTAGTGGAAAGTACAGAAGATCGCCTGATTGTGTTCTATAACTTCACGGAAGAAATGGAGCGGATGAAGGGGATTGTAAAAGCCATGAACCGCCCTGTGTCCATTCTATCCGGTGAAGTGAAGGATTTGGGCGCTTACAACTTCCGTTCCAATTCTGTGACCTTCATTCAGTATCAGGCCGGGGCTATGGGGGGCAACTTCCAAAAAGCCAACAAAATCATTTATTTCAGCCTTCCCCAAGGTTGGGAACTGTGGGAGCAATCCCAAAAACGCATTCACCGGATCGGTCAAAATCGCCCTTGCTTCTATTACTGGATGATCTGTCCGGGGACGGTGGAAGAAGATATTTATTCCACCCTTCAAATGAGAAAGGACTATAACGATGAACTGTTCAGAAAATACGAGGAAGGCCACCCAGAGGGCTAAACGGAACCAATGGTTCCGCAGAATGTTCACCGTGGCCCTTTTGATGGGGCTGGTGGTTGGTTTCTTCCTTGGCCGGTTCACGGCCCATGCCTTCGGCAGAACTACGGTAGAGCCGGACACCGAGCCTTCCCAAACGGTTGACATTCAGCCCACCCAAAGTGTGATCCCCACCCCGGAAGTTTCTTTGGAACCTGTGGAGCCGGAACCGGTGTACTTGGGAGAATTCAGGGTAACGGCTTACTGTGCTTGTGAAATTTGCTGTGGGCAATGGGCAGAGAACCGCCCCAATGGGATTGTGTACGGGGCTTCCGGTGAACCGCTGGTTGCTGGTGTTTCCTGTGCTTCCCCGTTGCCCTTCGGAACTGTCTTGGAGGTTGAAGGGGTTGGAACCTACATAGTACAGGACAGAACCGCTTCTTGGGTAGTGGACAAGTACGGGGAAAACCTTGTGGATATTTACTTTGACGATCACCAAGCGGCCCTTGAATTTGGGCTTCAATACCATGATGTTTATTTGAAAGAAGGTGCAGACAATGACCAAATGTGAAAACCCGTGTCCTTTTGGCAAGTTTGATGGGTGTTGCCACTTTTGCCCGGATCGGGCTACCTGTGCTGACGCTTGCCCGGAAAACCCGGAGAAATGCGGACAAGCCATTTTCGATGAAGAAGCAGGGCTTCAGGCTTTCCAGCAATCCCAGCTTGCCACCCTGAACGCTATTGCTTCCCTGACGGCCCACAAGAAAGCCATTGAAGAACAGGAAAAGGCTATGAAAGCGGCCCTGTATGATGCCATGATGAAGTTTGGCGTGAAGAAGTTTGAAAGTGATGTGTTGAACCTGACTTTGGTTGAACCCACTACGGAAACCCGGCTGGATTCTGCCAAGCTGAAGAAGAAATATCCCGCTATTGCGGCGGAATGCTCCAAACCCAATCCCAAGGCCGGTTATGTGAAAATTACCCTGAAGGATGGTGGAAAGTAATGAAGAAAACTGTTTCGTTGGTTCTGGCATTACTTTTGGTGGTCAGCCTGTGCGCCTGTACTGAAGCGGATCAGGTAAACCACAATATCAATCAGGCGGCAGACAATTTCAATGTAACCCGCCGCTTGGAGGTTATCAACGCCCGGACAGATACCCCGCTTTTTGAGTTAATCGGAAACTTTTCACTGTCCAATAATTCTGAAAATGAATTAGTTGTAACTGTGGAATTGGAAAACGGAACCTACAAAAAGCATTATGTATATCTGAATGAATACACCATGTATGTTGTCGAGGATTTGAGCGGTTCCGATGTTTCCCCTTATCACTATGAAATCAATGTTTTACCTGAACAGTTCCAAGTGTTTGAACTGATTCATGAGCCTTAAAGGGTGGTGAAACCTATGCCAAGGGATGAATTTTGGGATGCCCTGAAGGAACACGCCCACCGGAACCATCAAGAGCGAGTTTCCAAGAACCCTGACCGGATCGCCTATGCCATTCAGCAGTTTGAAGCCCACGGGATTGAATACCAATTGAAGAACCCGCAGACCGGCCACTTCCATTGCTGGCGGAAGTCTGATGATCAACTGTTTCAGTTCTACGCTGGCACCGGAAAAATTCAGGGCCTTCAAACCCGTGGGATTCACAACCTAATCAAGATTTTGGAGGGGTGAGCCAATGGAAGATGAAATCAGGAAGATGTTTCCCCCTGAAGGGAAGCGCCGCCACCAGTATTGCCGGTTGGAGCGTAACGGGCGGGAAATGTGGCTTGACCTAACCGCTTTGCGCCTTTGCAATTCCAATGAAAGCGCCCCTGTTTACACGCTGGATGGTGAAAAGCTGGTGTTTGATCACTTTGAACGGGCCGGGGCGCTTCACCAAGAAGGGGTGTATTGATGGCCGGTGAAAAGAACTTTGAAAACCGCCTGAAACGCTGGTTGGAAAGTGAAGGGATTTATCCCTTGGGCCACCCAAAAGACCAAATGCCCGTTACCCCCTGTGGGTATTGGGAAAAGCGTTGGGGCGGTGGAAGGTATGTGAAAAGCGGCCTTCCTGATATGCGGATTGTTGTGAATGGAATAGCCCTTGAAGTGGAACTGAAGGCCACCAACGGCACCCCTTCAGAACTTCAAAAGCGCAATATCCGCCAAATCAATGCCAGCGGCGGAATAGCAATGGTGCTTTACCCGGAAGGGTTTGAAACATTCAAAGCCATGATAAAGGGGGTGAAATCGTGCCCACAAGATGTTCCCATAGCCGGGTTGAGAGTTTCAACCGTTGCCCTTTCAAATACTTCTTGCGATATGTTGAGGGATTAGACACGATCCCGAACATGGAGCCGGACAACGCCCTGATTTTGGGGACGGCCCTTCACACTGGAATTGAAGAAGGTGTGGATCAGGCTTTGGACTTCTACACCAACAGCTTCCCCATTCTGACGGATGATCACATTCATGAAATGATGAAGCTGGAAGCCCTGATTCCCAAGGCAAAAGCCCTATTGCCACCGGACGGAACCTTTGAACTTCCCATTGGCAATTCTGATTTCATCGGGTTCATGGATTATCTGGCCCCGGTGGATGAAGGAACCTTTGATCTGTACGACTTCAAATATTCCAGCAATTCCAAAAGCTACATGGTTTCCGGTCAGTTGCATGAATACAAGTATTTCTATGAACTGACCCACCCCGGACACCGGATCAGGAATATGTATTTTCTGTTTGTTCCAAAGGTGAAGATCAGGCAGAAAAAAACAGAAACCTTGGCCCAATTCCGGGATAGGTTGCGGGAAGCCCTGAACGGGGCTGAACCGTGGCTTGAACAGGTTCCCTTCAATCTTTACAAGGTTGTGGACTTCCTGACCGATGTAAAACACATGGTTGAAGAAACCGATTTTCAAAAGCACCCAAACCACTTTTGCGGGTGGTGTGAGTATGAAGAATATTGTCAGAAAGGATGGGATTATATGATTCTCCCCAAAAATGAACGGCGCAATTTGAACGCCACCAAGAAGAAGGTTGTGTGGATTTACGGCGCACCCTTCAGCGGCAAAACCTTCTTTGCCAACCAGTTTCCTGATCCCCTGATGCTGAATACGGATGGCAACATCAAGTTTGTTGATGCCCCTTATATCGCAATCCGGGACACGGTGACGGTGGAAGGCCGGTTGACCAAGCGGCACTTGGCTTGGGAAGTCTTTTCCGATGCCGTGGCCGAACTGGAAAAGAAGCAAAACGACTTCAAAACCATTGTGGTTGACCTGTTGGAAGATACTTATGAGGCTTGCCGGGTGTATATCTGTGATCGGCAGGGCTGGAAACATGAAAGTGATGATTCCTTCCGGGCTTGGGATATGGTGACTTCTGAATTCCTGAACACCATCAAGCGGCTGGTGGATTTGGACTATGAGAACATCATCCTGATCAGCCATGAGGACAGAAGCCGTGACCTGACCCGCAAGAGCGGTGACAAGATCAGTTCTATCCGCCCGAACCTTCGGGAAAAGGTTGCCAACAAGGTTGCCGGTATGGTTGATCTTGTGGCCCGGATTGTGGCGGATGATAATGACCGGGTTCTTTCCTTCAAGACTTCGGAGGTGATCTTTGGTGGTGGGCGGCTGACTGTCCGCAACAAGGAAATTCCGCTGGATTATGAAGCCTTCTGTGAAGTCTACGAGGAAGCCAACCAGAGGGCCGCAGGAGCCATGAAACACGGCGGCAATACCCCAGCTACCCCGGCACCGGAAACGGCTGACAGCGGCGAACAGCGGCCCACCAGACGGGGCAGAAAGCCCAAAGAGGAAGAAGCCCCGGCCCCTGATACTGAAGCCGTGGAAGATGCTGACCGGGCGGCGGCTGGTGATCTTGATACCCCGGAGGAACAGACGGAGCCGGAAGCCCTACCCAAATGCCCTGACGGGGATCGGATTTTTGCCCAGCACAATGAGAACCCGGAAATCCCCCTTTGCCCCAATATTGATGCCGGCCACCGTTGCCACAAGGAAGGCGGCCCCGATGCTTGCCCCCTGTGGGATCGCCCCAAGACCGATGAACCGGAACCCGCACCCATGATGGATGTGAACCCGCCCCGGCGCACCCGGAAGAAGCGTGAACCCCATGAAGATTGATCCTTGCCCCTGTGTGATCAGCCTGAAAGATGGTTCAGTTCACACGCTGTTTGAGTTCCGCCACTTCTTGGAACTGGTGGAAGATTGCATGGGCTACGATGCCGCCAAATGGTTAAGAACCCATGTGGAACAGGCGGAAAAGGCCGCTGATTATACCCAAGCCAAGGTTGATACCGACTTGACCGCTTATGAAAGCGATTTAGAGAGCAACCGCAGAGCCTTTCAGGATATTCAGACGGAAGCCGCCGCAATTACCCAAGTTCTTCAAGGGAAGCGGGTTGATCGTCAAAAAATCGCCCATTCCGTGAGGGAAATAGGAAAGATCATTTCCAATCAAATTTAGGAGGTAAAGACCATGTGCGATTCCCTGAAGCAGTTCAAAGAGGAAATGGAGAAGCGGGGCCTTTTCCGCAAGATCACCGTTGCCGCCAACCTGATCCCCCCCCCGCCCGGTATTGACCCGGAAGCCGTGATCGCCCTTCATAAGCTGGCCGCAAAGGAAGCGGTGATCATGTATGCACAGAAACATGATGATTTCTGTGAACTGATGGCAGAAGCGGCCACCGATCACCTGTTTGACACCATCCTTACTGATGAACTGTTCAAGCCGGTTGAAGGGTTCACCCCTACTGACGAGGAACGGGCCAAAATGGAGGAAGCAGAAAAAACCGCTAAAGCCCTTTCCGGCCTGTTCGATCTTCTGAAGCGTTTCTAAAAAATACATTTTGGAGGTAAAAAAACTATGGCTATTGATTTTGATAAGATTGATCGTTCTGTTGATCTGAAGGGCCTTCAGGCCGATGTGGAGGAAGCCAAGAAGAACGGCGGCGGGGATTTTCCCACTATTCCCGCTGGCAAGTATGAAGTGAGGGTGGAAACCTTGGAGATCAAGGGAACCAAGGCCGACAACCGCCCCATGTTGGCCGTGTCCTTCAAGATTCTGTCCGGCGAGTACAAGAACCAGCGGATTTTCATGAACCGGGTTCTGTACGGCACCAAGAATGACAAGAACATGATCGCTTCTGCCCTTGGCTTCCTTGACAAGCTGGATTCCGGGATTCCCGTCAGCTTCACCAGTTACAAGCAGTTTGCCCAGCTTGTCTTGGATATTGCGGAAGCCATTGATGGGAAGCTGGAATATGCGATTGATTACGATGATACCCGCTTCAATTCCGTGTCCATTGATGAAGTTTTTGAAGTTGAGGATTGAAACCCGGCGCAAAATTTTTTACAATGAATGTAGGCAAATAGTCTACAATCAGGGACTTTGAACCTTAACTTTCAAAAAAAAAAGGCCGGGGCGCTTGCCCCGGTTGGCCCCAAGGTGAAGCCTTCCCGTGGCGGGGCTGTTCTCACTGATTCACCAAAAATTCCTTCAGAAAGTGGGTGAAAAGATGATCTTCTATGATTTTGAGGTTTTTGCTTATGATTGGCTGGTTGTCCTGATCGACCTGAACGCCAAACAGGAAACGGTGATCATCAATGACCCTGACAAATTATCCCGCTTCTATGAGAAGCACAAAGGCACAATTTGGGCCGGGTACAATAGCCGGAACTATGATCAGTACATTTTGAAGGGTATCTTGTGCGGGTTCAACCCCAAACAGGTGAATGACTGGATCATTTTGCAGGATAAACCCGGTTACAGATTTTCCAGTTTGTTCAGGAATTTCCCGGTGATCAATTATGATGTGATGCCCAACCCGCCTATCAGCCTGAAGGCACTGGAAGCCTTCATGGGGCATTCCATCAAAGAAACCACAGTTCCCTTTGACATTGACCGCCCATTGACGGAAGCAGAACTGGCCGAAACCGTCAAATATTGCCGCCACGATGTTGAAGAAACCGTGGAAGTGTGGTTACGGCGCAAGGAAGATGAATTTGATGCACAAATGTCCCTTGTGAAAACCTTCAACCTTCCCATTTCAGATATTGGCCGAACCAAAGCCCAGCTTTCCGCCAAGATTCTTGGAGCTGTTCAACGGGATCATGATGATGAATTTGAAATCCAGTTCCCGGACACTTTGCGGATTGAACGCTATACAGAAGTTTTGAACTGGTATAAAAACCCGCTGAACCGGGACTATTCCAAATCCCTTGAAATTGAAGTGGCCGGGGTTCCCCATGTGTTCGCTTGGGGCGGGCTTCACGGGGCCATTCCCAAGTATTTTGGGGAAGGTTGGTATATCAATGTCGATGTGGCTTCCTACTATCCTTCTTTGATGCTTCGCTATGGGTGGATCAGCCGGAATGTGGCAGACCCGGCCAAGTATGATGAAATCTATCATACCCGGTTAAAGCTGAAGGCAGAAAAGAACCCCATGCAACAGCCCTATAAAATCGTTCTGAACAGCACCTATGGAGCCATGAAGGATCGTCACAATGCCATGTATGACCCCCGGCAGGCAAACAATGTGTGTGTTGGCGGTCAGCTTCTTTTGCTTGACCTGATAGAGCGGTTGGAAGATCACTGTGACATTATCCAAAGCAACACCGATGGTATCTTGATCAAACTTCGCCGGTATGAAGATTTTGATTTGATTGATGATATTTGTTGGGAGTGGGAAGAAAGAACCGGTATGCGGCTGGAATTTGATGAATTCCAAAAGGTATTTCAGAAAGATGTGAACAATTACCTGATTGTTCCCGCTGGCCCGTTGCATGACGAAAAGGGGAAGCCCCGCTGGAAATGTAAAGGGGCCTATGTAAAGAAACTTTCTGATCTTGACTATGATCTTCCCATTGTTAACCAAGCTATTATTTCTTTCTTCCTGTATGGCACCAAGCCGGAAGAAACCATTGGAAGCTGTAATTCCCTTCGAGATTTTCAGAAGGTGGTGAAGGTTTCCAGCAAATACAAGTATGCGCTTTATTCCCCGGTGATCACGATGGAGAAAATCAGGGATGAAAAGGGCCGTTCAAAGACTGTGAAAAGGTTCAGGGGCGGTGAAGTTCAGACAGATAAAACCTTCCGGGTGTTTGCGTCCAAGGATCATTCCAAGGGCGGGTTGTTCAAAGTGTCCGGGAAGATGGTGAAGGGGCGGCAGAAGAACCCGGAGCAGTTCGCCAATACCCCGGAACATTGCTTTTTCATCAATGACGATGTGACCGGCCTTTCCATTCCTGATGAACTGGATAAGCAGTATTACATTGACACGACTTGGAGCCGGTTAAACGATTTTGGAGTTCAAAAGGATGGGGGGGGGATTTGAACCATGCAACTGTTCCGGGGATATGTCCCGACAAAGGATAAACAATGCCTTGAAAAGTTCAAAGGGCGGAAAAGGCTGAACCGCCTTGAAGAAGTTCAAGACCTTGAAGAATACGCCGGGATTCTTGGAGAAGAAACCATTTTGATTGATGTGGACGATGGGGAAACCAGTGATCTTCTATATCAGATTGTTCAAGACCTTTCCCTGAAATGCCGGGTGTATAAGACCACACGGGGAAAACACTTCCTGTTCCGCAACCCGGAAGGGCTGGTGGAAAAAAGCTGGACAAAACAGACATTGGCCCTTGGGATCGTGTCAGATGCCAAGGTTGGGAGGAACAACAGCTATTCGGTTCTGAAGTTTCAAGGCGTTGAACGGCCTATTCTGTATGACTGGCCGGAAGATGAAATTCAAGACCTTCCAAAATGGCTGACCCCCGTAAAAACCAGCATGAAGTTCTTGGATATGAGGGCCGGGGACGGGCGGAACCAAGCCCTGTTCAACTACATTCTGACCCTTCAAAGTGAGGATTTCACCAAGGAAGAAGCCCGTGAAACTATCCGGCTGATTAACCGCTATGTGCTGGAAGATCCCCTTTCTGATCGGGAACTTGAAACCATTCTTCGGGATGATGCCTTCAAAAAACCTATCTTTTTCAAGGATAAAACCTTCCTGTTTGATAAGTTTGCGGTGTACCTGAAGAACAACAACCATATTGTGAAGATCAATAACCAGCTTCATATATACCGGGATGGTATCTATGTCCCCGGCGCTATGGAGATTGAAGCCCAAATGATCAAGCATATCCCGAACCTGAAGCGGGCGAACCGGTCAGAAGTCTTGGCCTATTTGGAAGTTATGTTTCAAACCGAGGGTGAAACCAGAGCCACCAACCCCAATATCATTGCTTTCAGTAATGGCCTGTTCAATATCCGGGATGGTTCCTTCACAGATTTCACCCCGGAAATTGTGATCACCAATAAGATTCCGTGGCCGTATAACCCCGCCGCCTATTCTGAATTGCTGGATCACACCCTTGACCGGCTGGCCTGTAATGATCCTGAAGTTCGGGCCTTGCTGGAAGAAATGGTGGGCTATTGCTTATACCGGCGAAATGAACTTGGTAAAGCCTTCATCTTGATTGGTGATAAGAGCAACGGCAAATCGACTTTCCTTCATGTGGTCAAAAATATGTTGGGGGATCGGAATATTGCTTCCCTTGACCTGAAAGAACTTGGTGACAGGTTCAAAACCGCTGAACTATTCGGGAAGCTGGCAAACATCGGTGATGATATTGGGGATGAATTCATTGCCAATGCGTCAGTGTTCAAGAAGTTGGTTACAGGGGATCGGGTGAATGTGGAGCGAAAAGGACAAGACCCCTTCGAGTTCAACAACTATGCCAAGTTTCTATTCAGCGCCAACAACATTCCCCGCATGAAGGATAAAACCGGAGCCGTTCAAAGGCGGTTGGTGATTGTCCCCTTCGATGCTAAATTCACCCCAAGTGATCCTGACTTCCGCCCATTCATCAAGGATGAACTTTGTGAACAGGATTCAATGGAATATCTGATTCTTTTGGGCCTGAACGCATTGCGCCGGGTTCTGATGAACGCCCAATTCACCACTTCCAGCCGGGTTCAGGGGCAGTTGGATGAATACGAACAGAACAACAACCCTATTATTGGGTTCATTCAGGAAATCGGCCTTGATGGGATTATCAATGAAACCACTGATACTATTTATCGGAGATACAAGGAATACTGTATTTCCAATAATTTTCAGAACCTTTCCAAGATCGAGTTTTCCCGGCAGATTTGCAGAAGATGTGGCCTGACCACAGACAGCAGACGGATCAAGGGAAGGGCTTGCCGGGTGTTCATTGAAGTGAAAGAGGGTGATTCATAATGGCCGCTTCAAAGAAGGTGTTCACCACCCTTGGAAGTTCAAACCATGTGCCTGAAGAACGGGAAGCCTTTGACTACTACGCCACAGACCCAAAAGCTGTGGAAATGCTGTTGGAACTGGAACAGTTTGCCCCGGTAATTTGGGAACCGGCCTGTGGTGAAGGCCACATTTCCAAGGTTCTTCAGGCCCACGGTTATGAAGTGATCAGCACCGATCTTGTTTACCGGGGGTTTGGTGATCCTGAACCGTTGGACTTTCTGAAGGAAACTTTGGAAGGGTTTGAAGGCGATATTATCACCAATCCCCCATATTCAGCGGGGCTTGAATTTGTTCAAAGGGCGCTTGAAAGCGTCCGCCCCGGTAGGAAAGTGGCAATGTTTCTGAAGGTTCAGTTCTTGGAGGGGCAAAAGCGGGGAGCCTTTTTCAAAGACACCCCCCCCCGAACCGTTTACATATCCCGTTCCCGGTTGGCTTGCTATAAGAACGGGGATATGAGCGCCAAGCCTGAAAGCGCCATTGCCTATGCGTGGTATGTATGGGAAAAAGGTTTCACCGGTGATCCGGTGATTAAGTGGTTCAACTGAAAGGATGGTTGATATGGAAATCAAGGATAGTGGGGAGCGTACCCGGTTTGATACCGGGGCAGTTCGAGATATGCACACCGGCAAGGGCCGGATGGATTTATTGCCGTGGGAAGCCCTTGTGGAAGTGTCCAAGCATTGTGAAGAAGGGGCGCTGAAGTACGGGGAACGCAACTGTGAAAAGGGCATTCCCATTCATAGCCTGATTGATTCGGCCTTCCGGCACCTTGCCAAATACATGATGGGGATGAAGGATGAACCCCACCTTCGGGCGGCGGCTTGGAATATCCTGTTTGCCCTTTACATGGAGATCAAACACCCTGAACTTCAAGACATACCAAGCAGGACTTCAAGCCCGTGTTCTGAATGCCCAAACAATCACCCCTTTCCGCCCCATATAGCGGCACAAATCCATGATTATTATTGCAAGGGTTGTGAAAATAATCCTAATCGTTTGGAGGAACAGCAGAAATGAAAATTATCAACGCCGATGTGGAATTTATCACCCCGATTGACGGGGCCGCAATTCTGAAGCGCCTTGAACAGTGTGGGCGGGTTTGCTATAAGTCTGAAGCCAAGATTACTAAAACCAGCGCAGAACGCTTCATATCTAACATCATTGGCCGGGGCCATGAAGCGGTTCTTGAACATTGTTCCTTCACAGTGAAGTTCATTTGTGATCGTGGGGTTTCTCATGAGATTGTGCGGCACCGGCTGGCTTCCTACTGTCAGGAAAGCACCCGCTATTGCAATTACTCCAAGGAAGGTTTTGGTGAAGAAATTACCGTGATCAAGCCTTGCTTTTGGGATGAAACTGATCTGAAATATGCGGCGTGGGCAAACCTTTGTTCAAAGGCTGAAGATGCTTATATTGATCTTATAAGAAGTGGAGCAACGCCGCAGGAAGCCCGGTCAGTTCTGCCCAATAGTTTGAAAACTGAAGTGGTTATGACCGCCAACATTCGGGAGTGGCGGCACTTCCTGAAGTTGCGCTGTGCCAAAGCCGCCCACCCGCAGATGCGGGAAGTGGCCCTGATCCTGTTGGAAAAGGTTCATGACCTGATCCCGGTTTGCTTTGATGATATTTGGAGTGAATACCATGTTCTTTAAGAAAGCTGGCGGCAGTATCTTTGGGGTTTCACTGAATAAGGCTGAACAGAAGGCTTTGGATCAGGAAATCAAACGGCAGATTGTCGAAAATGATCACCGCTTTGATATGGACAAAGAAAGCATGATCCTGTGGATGCTTCACACCAAATTTGGCTTTGGCCCCAAGCGGCTGAAACGGGCTTGGGAACTGTTCTATTCCGAAAGTCAGAAATTGCGGGAATATTACCTGTTGGATGAAGGGGATGAACCTTGGATTTCCCGCCAAAAGCTGAAGGAAATCGGCTGTGATGTAGAAGCATGGTATCAGGAATGGAGGGAAACCAATGCCCAAACCTTGGCAAAATAGTGAAGGTTATTCCGACCCCACCGCCTATGAGGGGTTGAAGCCTATCATTCGAGAGGATGAAGAACAGCAACGGCGGCTGAACAACTTGATCTTTGTTCTGAAGTACATTATCCGTTTAGCCGGGTTTGAACTTTTGAACCGGATTGAACTGAAGGATAAGCGGAATGGGAGGGAGTTCAAATAATGGGGCCGAATAACGATGCCGAGAAAGGCACCTTGTATATCAACGGGGAACCCCTTGCAGAAGTTGAGGAAATCAAAATTCCGTTGGAAGTGGAGCCGTCAGATCTTCCGCCGATTCTGACTGATGTTTCTTTCACCTTCACAATGGATTGCCCGAAATGGTTGCGGCGGAAGCTGGCGTGGTGGTGTTTCAAGGCCCGGTTGAAGGCGCTGGCCGTGGAAACCCTTCAGAAGTTGAGGGGTTGGAACAGATGATGGAACAGATGTTAACTATGATCTGTGACGGTGAAAACCCTTGTGAATACTGGACTTTTTCAAACTTACCACAGATACCACAGATGTTATATTACTTAAACTTAAAAAATAAAAAAATATATAAGAAAGTAATATTAAGAGAGAATAGCGAAAATATCTGTGGTATCTGTTGCACCCCTTGAAAAACCTTGATATATCAGCGTTTTTTCTGTCATAGATGTTAGAAAGGATGTGTGATACATAGTGACTGACAAGGAACTTTCCCAACGGGCTAAAGAATATTTTGCCCAAATCCGAAAGACTGACCGGCTGATCCAGCGGTTGACAGATACAGTGAATACCCTTCGATCCGGGTTGACCAGTCAAAGCTATGAACTGAAGCCGGACAAGGTTCAGACTTCCGGGCCAAAAGACACTTTAGGGGAAACGATTGTCAAAATCATGTCCCTTGAAGAAGATATTAACACCCGGATTGATGAACTTGTGAGCATGAAGAAGGAAGCCTTCAGCATGATCAGCAAGATTCCTGACCTTGATCAGCAAAATGTTCTTGTAGGCCGGTATATCCAACTGAAAAAGTGGGAGGATTTAGCCGCTGAATTTGAATACACCACCCAATGGCTTTTTGAAATTCACGGCAAGGCTTTACTTGCTTTCGCCAAGGAAAATGCTGATTTTCTGCAAGAACCGAGTAAAGTTTAGTTTCACCTGTTGAAAGTTTAGTGTTTTTTCGGCTATTATATAGAGTGAAAAAGCGTCCGAGGGGGAACCTTCGGCGCTTTTCTTTTGACTTTCAAAGGGGGTGAATACCTTGACCAAAAAGCAAAAGCGATTTGTTGAAGAATATCTGGTTGACCTGAACGCAACGCAAGCGGCAATTCGGGCCGGGTATTCGCCCCAAACCGCAAGGGATATTGGTTGCGAAAACCTTACAAAACCCAACATTCAAAATGCTATCGCAACTGCTATGGCTGAACGGAGCCGCCGAACCGGTATCAATCAAGATCGGGTAATTCAGGAAATCGCAAAATTGGCGTTTCTGAACCCCGTTGATGTAATTGATATGGATGAAGCGACCATTAAAGGTGAAGCCAATCGGGATGATACAGCCTGTATTGCTTCTGTTAAAGTGAAAGTGATCCCCGGTGAAGATGGGAACATCACAGAACGGGAAATTAAAACCTACGACAAGTTGAAGGCCCTTGAATTGTTGGGCAAACATCTTGGAATGTTTAGTGATAAATTGAAAGTTGAGGGCGCTATCCCGGTGGTTATTTCCGGTGGTGATCAGCTTGTGGACTGATCATATTTCTTCGCAATACTGTTTTAGTTACGAACGGTGTATATGGGATGGCACTTTAACAAATGCAAGAGATTCCAAGCGGGTTTTTCTTCCTGAAGTGGTGGGCAAAGGCTACGCCACTTTTTGGAACTTCAAAGGCCGTTACCGGGTTTGCAAAGGAAGCCGGGCAAGTAAGAAATCCAAAACCACGGCCCTGAACATCATTACAAGGATGATGCAATACCCGGAAGCCAATACCCTTGTGGTTCGTAAAGTGTTCAGAACCTTGAAGGATAGCTGTTTCACGGAATTGAAGTGGGCAATCAACCGGCTTGGGGTTCAGGCTTATTGGGAAGTGAAGGAAAGCCCCCTTGAAATGACCTATATTCCAACCGGTCAGAAAATTTACTTTCGGGGCCTTGATGATCCCCTGAAGGTAACTTCTATCACGGTTGAAATTGGGTATTTGTGTTGGTGCTGGATTGAAGAAGCCTATGAAATCACCAATGAAGATGATTTCAATATGCTGGATGAAAGCATTCGTGGCGCTATCCCGGAAGAAACCGGCCTGTTCAAGCAAATCACCCTGACCTTCAACCCGTGGAATGAAAAGCACTGGATCAGGAAACGGTTCTTTGGGGAAGTCACTGGTAAGGACAGCCAAGGGAACCCCATATATCAGTTTCATGATAGCTGGATCAGCCCGGATGGACAGATTTACGCCACAACCACCAATTACCTGTGTAATGAATGGCTGGATGAAGCCGATCTGAAGGTTTTTGAAACCATGAAGCAGAACAACCCCCGGCGCTATAAAGTAGCCGGTTTGGGTGGTTGGGGCATTGTGGATGGCCTGATTTATGAGAACTGGACAGAAGAAGCCTTCAATCCGGCTGAAATCAGCGCCCGGAAGGGTGTAAAATCTGCCTTTGGCCTTGACTTCGGCTATACCAATGACCCCACGGCCCTATTCTGTGGGCTGGTGAGCAAGGAAGAAAAAACCATTTGGGTTTTTGATGAACTGTATGAAAAGGCCCTGACCAACCGGGCAATCAGTGACCGGGTAACGGTGATGGGCTATGCCAAAGAGCGGATCAAGGCCGATTGTGCGGAACCCAAGAGCATTGACGAATTGCGGGAAGCTGGCCTTCGGCATATCAGAGCCGCCCGGAAGGGCAAGGACAGTGTAAACAATGGCATTCAGTACATTCAGGATTATAAAATCATTGTTCACCCCCGCTGTGTGAACTTCCTGACCGAGATTAGCAACTACACATGGGATGAAGATAAATTCGGGGCCAAGATCAACCGGCCCATTGATGATTTCAACCACCTGATGGACGCTATGCGTTATGCACTGGAAGATATGCTGGTTGGCCCCGCCTTCAGCTTCGACTAATAGCACGATAGTAACAAATTACCCTGAAAACGCTGTGTTTTCGGGGTTTTGTCTTTATTGGGTAATAAGAAAGGAACTGCCCATGTTTGAACAGCAATACATTCTGAACAAGATTGAACAATGGGCGGATCGGCTTCCTTATCAATCTTTGAAGATTGAAGTGGAACTTTCAAATCAAACGCTGACTTTGGAAAAAACCAAACAGCGGCCCATTGGATTTCAAGCCCCCCCCCACGGAAGGAAGGTGATTGAATATGCCCATGCTTATTGAAACTGAAATGGCCCGGATCAATCGCCTGATTGTGATGGGTGGATATGCCGGAATGACTGAACTTCAGTTCTTCGCCGCTGAAATCAAGGAATGGAAGGAAAGCAAAAAGCGGAAGGAACAAATCACCGGTGATGCCTACTATGAAGGGGATCACGATATTCTTCGCCGTCAGCGTACCATTATTGGCGAGGATGGAAAACTTCAGGTGGTGACGAACCTTCCCAATAATCGGCTGGTTGACAACCAATTTGCCCTGATGGTGGATCAGAAAACCAACTACCTTGTGGGCAAGCCCTTAACTGTGACCTGTAAGAACAAAACCTATGCCGATTTGCTGACCAAGGTTTTTGATAAGCGGTTCAACCGCCTTTTGAAGTATGTCTGTGAAGATGCCCTGAAAGGCGGAATTGGCTGGTTGTTCCCTTATTATGGGGATGATGGCAAACTTGCTTTCAAGCATTTCCCCGCCCATGAAATCCTTCCTTTTTGGGCTGACGATGATCACACCATCCTTGATTGTGCAATTCGGCTTTATCCCCAAGAGGTTTACAACGGCTATACCAAGGAAATTGTGGAGCGGGTGGAGATTTTCAAGCCGGATGGGATTTGGCGCTATATCTATTCTGATCCGGCGGGCCTTGTTCCTGATACCCTTTTGGGGGATCACGAAAACTATTTCAGCGCCGAAAGCGAGGATGAAACAGTTGAATTGAATTGGGAGCGGATTCCTCTGATCCCGTTCAAGTACAACAAGCAGGAAATCCCCCTGATTCGCCGGGTGAAAACCCTTCAGGACGGGATTAACACCATGCTTTCCGACTTTGAAAACAATATGCAGGAAGATGCCCGGAACACTATTCTGATTCTGAAGAATTATGATGGTGAAAACCTTGGGGAGTTCCGGCGCAACCTTGCCACTTATGGAGCCGTCAAAGTTCGGGATGATGGCGGGGTTGAAACCCTAACCGTTGAAATCAACTCTGAAAATTTCAATGCCATTCTGAAGCTGTTCAAGGATAAATTGATTGAAAATGCCCGTGGCTACAATGCCAAGGATGATCGGATGGGGAACAACCCCAACCAAATGAACATTCAATCCATGTATTCTGACATTGACCTTGACGCAAACGGGATGGAAACCGAGTTTCAAGCGGCCTTTGATGATCTGATTTGGTTTATCAATCAGGACTTCGCCAACACTGGCCGGGGTGATTATGACGGTGAGGAAGTCACCATTGTTTTCAACCGGGATATGCTGATCAACGAAAGTGAAGCCATTGAAAACTGTTCCAAGTCTGTTGGCATTCTGTCCAATGAAACCATTGTGGCCCAGCACCCTTGGACAACTGATGTGGATATGGAGTTGGAGCGGCTTCAGAAGGAAAAGGAAGAAGCAATGGCCCAAGCGCAGGAATACGCCGGGGCCTTTGGGAATAGTCAGAACAACAATCCTGATGGTGATGAAGGCGGGGATGAATAATTCCCGCCCTTTCTATGCCGGGGCAATAATGGGGCGGGGCCGGGGTTCACCTCCTTACCCGGTCAAAGGTGCAATTCCTTTCCCCGGCACTTTATATGGACAGATACCCAAGCGGTAAAGGGGCCGGTTTGCTAAACCGGTAGGCCGGGAAACCGGTGCATGGGTTCAAATCCCATTCTGTCCGCCACATGGCGCATTCGGCAAACGGTTAAGCCACCGGGCTTTCAATCCGGGATCGGTGGGTTCGATTCCCCCATGCGTCACCAGTTGCCGGTTCGCTACCGGCTGATATGGGAGTAGCGCAAATCCCCATGAAGAATGACAATGGCCGCTGAAAACTGCATTTCCATAGTGAAGTGAAATACTTCCCGGCCGGTGGGAATGTGTGACAATTTAAGCGGCAAGCGCATAAATGCCGGGTTGGTGGAACAGGCAGACACAGCGGATTCAAAATCCGCCGCCTTTGGCGTATGGGTTCAAATCCCATATCCGGCACCAATATTGGGGTATAGCCAAGCGGTAAGGCAAGGGGCTTTGACCCCCTGATGCGTTGGTTCGATCCCAACTACCCCAGCCAATCAAGAAGGGAGCGTGACCCCGTGAAGAATGCTGACTATTGGCGGGGCCGGTTTGCCATTCTTGAAAATTCGGCCCACAAACAAGCGGATGAATACATTCAGAGCCTTGAAGATATTTACCGGGGCGCTGAACAGAGTGTTCAACGGGATATTGAAAGTTGGTATCAGCGTTTCGCCACTAACAATAATGTGACCTTGGCAGAAGCCCGGAAGATGCTGACCACCGGACAGCTTGAAGAATTCAAATGGACGGTGGATCAATATGTGAAGGCGGCGCAAAGGGCCGACCTTTCCCCGGAGTGGATCAAGAAGCTGGAAAACGCTTCGACCAAGTATCATATCAGCCGCCTTGAAACCATCCAACTTCAGATTCAACAGCAAATTGAACTTCTGTATGGAAATCAGGTGGATGGGATTGATGATCTTCTGAAAGATGTGGTTTCCAATGGGTACACCCGTGGAGCCTTTGAGATTCAGAAGGGCATTGGGCTTGGGTGGGATTTTACCGCCCTGAACCAAAAGAAACTTGAAACCTTACTTTCAAAGCCTTGGACAACTGACGGGCGTACTTTTCGGGATCGCTGTTGGGTGAACAAGGATGCCTTGGTGGATTCCGTAAACAAAGAACTGATTCAGGGAATGTTGCGGGGTGATCCACCGGCCAAGATTATCACGGCCATTCAAAAGCAGTTCGGAACTTCCCGCTATAAAGCAAGGCGGTTGGTTCATACGGAAACCAGCTATTTCAATGCCGTTTCCAAAACCCAAATGTATAGGGATTTGGGAGTGGATCAGATTGAAATTGTGGAAACGCTGGATTCCCGTACCTGTTCCACCTGTCAACCCCTTGATGGGAAGGTGATCCCGCTTTCCCAATATGAACCCGGTGTAACTGTCCCGCCCTTCCACCCGAATTGCCGGGGAACCACTTGCCCCTATTATGACGATATGGACGGCGAAAGAGCCGCCCGCACCGCTGATGGGGAAGTGTACTATGTCCCGGCCAATATGACCTTCACCCAATGGAAGAAGGCTTTTGTGGACGGCGTGAAGGATGGTTTGACGGTTGCCACCGCTGGCGCTATAATGAAGAAAACCGTGGATGATTGCACCACTGTTGATGAAGTGGAAGCCTTGATGAAAGAACAGGGGTGGTTTTATACCACTACCCTTCCCAATGGGAAACCCTTTGATGGGAACCAGCTTCTTTCTTTGCAGGGCTGTGATCTTGAAACCGCCAAGGCTATCTTCAAAGCCCATGAAAATGTGTTCAACCGCCTTCCTGAATTGCGGGGCCAACTGAATTCTATCAATGCCATAAAGTTGAATGCTGGCACCTATGCCCAATGTTCTTATGGCTTGGGCCGTGGTGGAATTTCTGTGAACCGTACTTATTTTTCCGATGTGGAGCGATTGACCAAACTTTATGCAAGGGATTTGGAACATGGGTTCCACCCAGCAGGAACCACCTTCGGTTCCATCGTCACCCACGAATTGGGCCATGCCGTGGATGATTACCTTTCTGTGATCCAGCAGTTGGCCGGAATGAATGGATGGCGAGCTAAGAAGGTTTCTGCTTACCTTCGCCCAAGAGTAATGAAGGCTTGTGGGCTAAAGGTTTCCGACACCAGAACAGCGGTGAGCGGTTACGCCACCCAAGATGCCCAAGAATGGTTTGCTGAATGCTTCTGTGAATGGATGGACAGTGAAAACCCCCGTCCGGTTGCTGAAGAATTTGGCAAACAGCTTTTGGATTTGATGAAGGGGATGAAAACCAATGCCGATGCCTGATTTTTTCACAAGTGAATGGTTTGTGCCGGAAGTTGATAACTGGCACCTGAAGGAAGGCGCACCCCCTGAAGTGGTGGAAGAATTTGAAGCCTATATGAAGCGCCTGAAAGAAAACCAACAAAACAATATTGTTGAATGAGCCACCCCCGGCTTTGGCCGGTGGGTGGTTTTTTCATACCATTTTCGCCCCTTCCCGGTTTGGGCGGTAAAGTGAGCCGGGGAAAATCGTGGTTCCTTACCCACGGTAAAAAAGGATTTGATGGAGGTATCACACATGACGAAAGAAAAGCTGATGGAATGGGGCTTGACCGAGGAACAGGCCAACAAGGTTATGGAAGGGCTGAATGGTTCTTTTGTGACCAAGGCCCGCTTCAATGAAGTGAACGAGGAAAACAAAACCCTGAAGGCCAAAGTTTCTGAACGGGATGGGCAGATTGAAACCCTGAAGAAATCCGCTGGTGACAACACGGAACTTCAGAACCAGATCACCGCCCTTCAGGAAGCGAACAAGCAGAAGGACAAGGATCACGCCAATGAAATCAAGGCCCTGAAGATCACCAATGCGGTTGATATGGCTTTGACCAATGCCAAGGCCAAAAACAACATTGCGGTGAAGGCGCTGTTGGCCGATTTCCTGACCAAAGCGGAATTGGCCGAGGATGGCACTGTGAAAGGGCTGGATGATGAAATTGGGAAGCTGGTTAAGGGTTCTGACACCGCTTTTCTTTTCGACACCGCCGCTGGAACCAAATTCAAGGGCGCAAAGGCCGCTGAAAAGGGTGATCCCGCTGGACAGGGTGAAATGACCATTGAAAAGTTCAGGAAGATGAACCCTGTGGAGCGGCATACTTACGCCGTTGAACACCCTGAAGAATACAAAGCTATGTATGGAGGGACTAACTAATGCCTAACACTGTTTATGACAATTTTTTCTTGTCCAATGAAATTGAAGATCAGTACAATTCTCACCTTGATCTTCAGCAGTTTTGCACCGTGGACAACAGCCTGACCGGAACCGCCGGTATGCTTCGCAAAATCCATGTTTACCGGGCCACCAATGGCACTGAAAAGCTGGATATGGGCGAGGGCAACACCCAGACTATCACCGCTGGTTACACCGAAAAGGAATACCGGATTCTTCTGGCACAGAACCGCTTCAGCTACTACGATGAAGAAGCCATGACCGATCCTATGGTTGTGACCGTTGGCACCCGTCATGCTGGTGTTGACCTGTTCAACACCGCCAATGCGGACATTTACGCCGCCTTCAATGAAGCCACCCTGACCGTTGTAACCACGGCCATTGGCTTTGATGCCTTTGTGGATGCCGCCGCTATGCTGAACCTTGAGAACTTGGAAGGCGTGACCATCTTCGGTTTCGTCAATCCCGGCGATATGGCCAAGGTTCGGAAGGCCCTGAAAGATGATTTGAAGTATGTGGAAGCCTTTGCCCGGAGCGGCTATGTTGGCACTGTTGGTGGGATCAACCTTTACACCAAGAAGGACGCTGAAACCAGCAAGATCACCATTGCCACCAAGGAAGCTGTGACCCTGTTCAACAAGAAGGGTACTGAAGTGGAGCAAGAACGGGATGGGAATATCCGTCAGAATACCATCTATTCCCGCAAGTATTACTTGGCCGCTATGACCGATGAAACCAAGGCGGTTATGGTGATCACCGGTTCTGCTACCGCCACAGAGGACACTACTGTGGAGGAGGACGCAACCTATTATGCCAAGTCTGGCATTGGGTATGTGAAAGTCACCCCGGAGGAAGGCGACAACCCCAAAACCAAGGGTTGGTACGAAATCACCGTGTCCTAAAGGTGGTGATCCCCGTTGCGTGAACAGGTTATTGCAATGCTTACGGCCCTTGGCGTAACGGGGGCCGCTGATGATCCGCTGTTGGATATGGTGATTACCAATGTCCAATGGCGGATCAAAAATTTGACCAACCTTCGGGAAGTTCCTGAAGGGCTGGAAAGTATGGCCGTATCTATGGCGGTTGGGGAATACCTGAACATGAAGAAGGCCAACGGGCAGTTGGAAGGGTTTGATCTTGAAGCGGCGGTGAAACAAATTCAGGAAGGTGACACCAACATTTCCTTTGCGGTGGGTGACGGCAATTCCACCCCGGAACAGCGGTTGGATAGCCTGATCAACTTCCTGATCAATGGCCGAATGGATGAAATCTACCGGTATAGGAAATTGGTATGGTAAGCGCCCAAAGAAAAGCCCTTGAACGGTTGTGGAAGGATCGGTGTTCTGTTTTCGTGAAAGAGAAAGTCACCGATCCCACCACCCACCTTACTGATTTTGAAGAAAAGCCGCTTTTTCAAGATCAGCCCTGTAAACTGTCTTTTGAAACTTTAACTTCAAGTTCCGGTGATCCCGTGGCCGCTGTTGCCCAAACTGTGAAACTGTTCCTTTCCCCTGATGTAGAAATCCCCGCCGGTTCAAAAATCGTGGTGACACGGTTCAACGACCTTGAACGGCAGTTCACCTATTCCAAGAGCGGTGAAGCAGGGGTTTTCACCAACCATCAAGAAATTCAGCTTGAACCATTCAAGGGGTATGCCTGATGGCTAAATGGGGTAAATGCGATTTCAAGCAACTGGAACGGCTGAACAAGAATATGGAAAAACTGATGGGCGCTGACTTGGATCGGTTTTGTCGCCAAGCCGCCCAAGAGTTGGCGGGGCGGTTGCTGAACAAGGTTGTGAAGCGAACCCCGGTTGTATATGGAACCTTGCGTAACGCTTGGGCAGTAATGCCCGTGGGCCACCGTGGAACCCATTACACCGTTGTTGTGCTGAACAATCTTCAATATGCGTCCTATGTTGAGTACGGCCACCGGCAACAGCCGGGGCGGTTTATTCCCGGTTATTGGGAAAGTGACCGCTTTGTGTATGATCCTGACGCTGAAGGCGGGATGGTGCTGAAGAAGAATTGGGTGAAAGGGCGCTATATGCTGACGATTTCCACACAAGAATTGGAACAGCAAGCGCCCAAATTGCTTGAAAAGAAACTGTATTTGTTCCTGAAGGGGTGTTTTGATGCTTAATGAAATTATCAAAGGAATTTCAATGGCGCTGAACACCGCCTTTGGGGATGGGTATGAAATCTATCAGAACGATGTGGGGCAAGGCTTGAAAGAGCCTTGCTTTTTAATTGCCGTTCTGCAACCGGAAATCACCCCCATGATTGGAAAGCGGTCTATCTGGCGGCACCCGTTTGATATTCAGTATTTCCCGACTGACCCCAGCAACAATGCGGAAATGTTCACCGTTGCGGAAACGATGATTGAAGCCTTGAACTTTATCACGCTTCCGGGCGGTGATCTTCTTCATGGAACCAGCGTGAATTATGAGGTTGTGGACAATGTTCTTCACTTCTTTGTGAACTTCAACTTGCCCATGATCCGGCCCGCTGATGAAACGATGATGGAAACCTTGGAAACCGAGGTTGGAACCGTTGGAGGGGATTAAAAATGCCTACGACTAAAACCAGAAAGCCCAAGACGGAGGAAGCGGCCCCGCCTGTTTCCAATGTCCCGGTTTTCACCAAAAGAAATATCCTGACCTTCAAGCGATACGCCAAGCGGCGTGATCTTCTGTCTGTTTTGCTGAAGGACGGGGAGGAATACACGATGGAGCAGGTGGATAGCTTGCTTCAAAACTTTTTCAAGAAAGGTAAGGTGAATTGATATGGCCCTTGGCGGCGGCACTTTTTTGACGCAGAACAAGATTCTGCCCGGTGCATATATCAACTTCATTTCGGTTGCGAAAGCAAGCGCCACCCTCTCTGATCGTGGTATTGCAACCATCCCCCTTGAAATGAATTGGGGGCCTGAAGGTGAGGTTATCACCGTTGAACTTGGGGACTTCCAGAAGGATTCCCAAAAGATTTTCGGATATGCGTACACGGCGGATGAACTGAAGCCCATGCGTGAGATTTTCAAGCACGCCAAAACGGTTCACTTCTTCCGCCTGAACGCTTCCGGCACCAAGGCTTCTTGCGAATATGCAACGGCCAAATATCCCGGCACCCGTGGCAATGATCTTCGCATTGTCATTGAGGAAAACGAAAACAGCCAAACGGAAGCAAAACTGTATGATGTTTCCACCTTCCTTGGCACCGTCCAAGTGGATCAGCAGAAGGCCATTTCTAAAATGGCTGACCTGAAGAACAATGATTATGTGGACTTCATTTCCACCGCTACCATTGCCCTGACCGCCACCACGCCCTTGACCAATGGAGCCAATGGCACTGTGGAAGATGCAACCTATCAAACCTACTTGGACAAGATGGAAGCCTATACCTTCAACGCTATGGGTTGCCCGGCCACCAAATCCACCTTGGCTGATCTGTTCGTGTCCTATTGCAAGCGCCTTCGGGATGAAGTGGGCAAGAAGTTTCAGGTGGTTACTTTCCGCAATCTGGCTGACTTTGAAGGCGTGGTGAGCGTGAAGAACGGTATTGTGGGCGATACCGAAAGCGCCGCCCTTATTCCTTGGGCAACCGGTGTGGTTGCAGGAACCGCCGTGAACAAGTCTGCCACCAACATGACCTATGATGGTGAATATGAAGTTGATACCGACTACACCCAAACCGAACTGGAAAACGGGATTTTGGAAGGTTCCTTCATGTTCCACTTGGTTGATGATGAAGTCAGGGTGTTGGAGGATATTAACACCTTCATTTCCGTGACGGATGAAAAATCCGCTGACTTTTCCAGCAACCAGACCATCCGGGTTTTGGATCAGATTGCCAATGATATTGCGGTTCTGTTCGGCACCAAGTACATTGGCAAGGTTCCCAATGATGCTTCCGGGCGGATCAGCCTGTGGAACGATATTGTGAAGCACCATCAAGAACTTCAGAATATCCGGGCCATTGAGAACTTCACCAGTGACAATGTGACGGTTGCCCAAGGCGACACCAAGAAGGCCGTTGTGGTGACTGACTATGTTACTCCGGTCAATGCTATGGCCCAGCTTTATATGACTGTCTATGTTCAGTAAGAAAGGGGTGTAAGAGGATATGGCAACTGTGATGCAGGCCAAGGACGCTGTTTCCGCTTCCTTGGCGGAATGCTTTGTAACCATTGGGGACAACCGCTATAACTTCATGCAGGCTATCAACCTTGAAGCCAACTTCGAGAAGAACAAGACGGAAGTTCCCATTTTGGGAAAGACCGGCAAAGGCAATAAGGCCACCGGTTGGAGTGGTACGGGTTCCGCAACCTTCCACTATAACACTTCCATCTTCCGGCAGATGATGAAGCAGTACAAGGACACCGGCGAGGATGTCTATTTTGACATTCAAGTGACCAATGAAGATCCCACTTCTTCTGTGGGCCGTCAAACTGTGATCCTGAAGGATTGCAACATTGACGGCGGTATTCTTGCCAAGTTTGATGCTGATGCGGAATACTTGGATGAAGATATGGACTTCACCTTTGAAGATTTCGAGATGCCGGAAGCCTTCACCATGCTGGCGGGGATGGAGTAACACTGTCAAAACCCGCCCCATTTTGTTAATGTGGGCGGGTTTTTTCTTTTTTCAATTTCAAAATAGGAGGATTTTAGCAATGAGCCTTACTGCATTTCTGGCGAAAAACGCCCTGAAGGTTGAGAATGTGAAGTTTGTCCCTTCCAAGCGGTTTGTGGACGAAAACACCAAGAAGCCTATGGAATGGGAGATTCAGGCTATCACCGGCACCGAGGATGAAGCCCTTCGGAAAGCCTGTGCCAAGCGGGTTCCTGTTCCCGGCAAGAAGAACCAGTATCAGAAGGAAACTGACTATGATATGTACCTTGGGAAGCTGGCTGTGGCCTGTACGGTGTTCCCCGACCTGAACAACAAGGAACTTCAGGACAGTTACAAGGTGATGGGCGCTGAAGCCCTTCTGAAAACCATGCTGACCCCCGGTGAGTATGCGGACTATCTGCAAAAGGTTCAGGAGGTTTGCGGCTTTGAAACCAGCCTTCAGGACGAGGTGGACGAGGCAAAAAACTAATTGAAGAAGGTGATAGTGAAGCGAATATTGCTTACTATTGCCTTCACGAACTGCATTTGACACCATCCCAATTTTTCAACCTTGATCGGCAAGAGCGGGCGTTTATCATAGCCGCTATTGATGTTCGGGTTGAACGGGAGAAGAAGAAACAGAAAGAGATTGAACGGAAACAGCGCCGGGGCCGCAGGAAATAACCGCTGGCCCCGGTTTTCCTATGGAAAGAAGGTGAACCCCATTGGCAACTATCAGAACCGCTATTGCCCTGTATGATGGCGTGACAGCGCCCCTTCAGGCCATGCACAAGGCCATGAACATTGTGCTGAACAGCTTTGAAGCCATGCAACGGGCTTCCGGGAATTCGGTTGATGTTTCGTCTATCCAAGAAGCCCGTGAAGAACTGGCAAGAGCCGGGGCCGCCTTCGATTCCATTGAACAGAATATCCGGGACGCTGGCAACCAGCAAGACCGCTTCAATCGGCGGATCAGGGACGGCACCACCGCCGCTGATGGCCTTTGGAGCAAGCTGAAGGGCATTGCGGCCACGGTGGGCGGATTGGCGGCGGCAAAGAAAATCATTGGAATTTCTGATGATCTGGCAAGCACACGGGCAAGGTTGAACCTGATTGTGGATGATGGCGGTTCGGTTTCTGAACTGGAAAAGAAGATTATGGCTTCCGCCCAGCGTTCAAGAGCCGCTTACTTTGACACAGCTTCGGCCATTGCAAGTTTGGGTTCCAACGCCGGAGCCGCTTTTGCGAACACGGATGAAATCATTGCTTTTATGGAGCAAATCAATAAGCAATTTACGATTGGGGGCGCTTCTGCCCAAGGCCAATCCGCCGCAATGCTTCAGCTTACCCAAGCTATGGCCGCTGGTGCGTTGCGTGGTGAAGAACTGAATTCCATTTTGGAAAATGCCCCCGGAATTGCAAGAGCCATTGAAAGTTACATGGGCATTGCGGAAGGTTCCATCAAGTCTTATGCGGAACAAGGTTTGATCACCGCTGAAGTGGTGAAAAATGCCATGTTTGCGGCGGCTGATGAAACCAACGCCAAGTTTGAAAGTATGCCCAAGACTTGGGCGCAAATCTGGACTTCCATGCAGAACAAGGCCCTGTCTATTTTCAATCCCATTCTGACAAAGATCAATCAGATTGCCAACAGCGAACAGTTCACCAAAGTTACAGATGGGATCATCAACGGTTTGGCCGGGATTGCTTCTGTGGCAACGGTGGTTCTTGATTTGCTGATCAGCGGTGCTTCTCTGGTGGTTGATAACTGGTCTTGGCTGTCCCCCATCATCCTTGGTGTGGCAACTGCCCTTGGTGTGTACTATGGGGCGCAGTTGCTTGCAAATGGCGTGGGGCTGATTTCCCAAGGCATTCACATTGCTATGGCCGGGGCAAAAATGATCCAGCTTTCCGCCACGGGCGCTTTGACAGCGGCCACCGCCGCCGAAACAGCGGCCCAATATGGCCTGAATGCGGCCCTGTATGCCTGTCCCTTGGTGTGGATCATCATTCTGATCATTGCCCTTGTAGCCCTGTTCTATGCGGCTGTGGCGGCGGTCAATCACTTTGCTGGAACCAGCGTTTCCGCAACCGGCTTGATCTGTGGCGCATTTATGGCGGCGCTGGCCTTCATCGGGAATATCTTTGTGGCCCTGTGGAACTTGGTTGTAGATGTGTTCGTGATGATCTATAACCTTGTGGCTACGGTTGCAAACTTCATCGGTAATGTGTTCAATGATCCGGTTGCGGCTGTGGCCCGCCTGTTTTTCGATTTGGCGGACACGGTTCTTTCCGTCCTTCAGGCTTTGGCTTCGGCCATTGATACTATCTTCGGTTCCAACCTTTCCGGTTCCGTTCAAGGCTGGCGTGACAGCTTGGGCGGTTGGGTGGATTCCACCTTCGGCAAGGGTGAAGAAGTCATGGAAAAGCTGAATGCAGAAGATTTGCATTTGGGCCGCTTTGAGTATGGAGCCGCATTTGATATGGGCTATGAGTTCGGCCAAGGCGTGGAAGATACCGTGGGCGGCTTGTTCGACTTTTCCGCAATGGACAGCTTGGGCGCTGATGCGCTGGACGCTTACGGCCTTGGCAACACCCTTGACGGTATCTATGGGAACACCGGCGACACGGCAGGAAACACCGCCGCTATGAGTGATGCCCTTGATATTGCTGAAGAAGATTTGGCCTATATGCGGGATATTGCCGAGCGGGAAGCAATCAACCGGTTCACCACCGCTGAAATTAAGGTTGAACAGCAAAACACCAACTATATCAGCCAAGACACCGATCTTGACGGGATCATGGACGCTTGGGCCAATGATTTTGCCACCAAACTTGATGTTTCTGAAGAAGGGGTGCATGAGTAATGGCATACACAATGTATTTGGATGGTGTGCTTATGCCCATCACCCCTTCCAAAGTCAAGGTGAAGATCAACAATCAGAATGATACCCTGACGCTGATCAACGGCGAGGAAATCAACATTCTGAAGGAACCGGGGCTGACTGATGTTAGTTTTGATTTGCTTCTTCCCCAAGTTTCCTATCCCTTCACCAATGGCGGGGCGCAATCCGCCGATTATTATTTATCCCTGTTCGAGCGGTTGAAAACTTCCAAGCAACCGTTTCAATTCATTCTGAACCGGTCAATGCCCAGCGGAAGGCGGTTGTTCTACACCAATTTGACGGTGGGAATGGAGGATTACCAAATCACCGATGATGCGGAAGAAGGCTTTGACATTACGGTTACTGTCAGCCTGAAGCAATATAGGCATTACGGGACAAAGACGGTAAAGGTGCAACCCGCCACCACGCAGGAAAGCACCCCCACCGCCACGGTGGAGCAACCCCAGCGGGAAACCAGCCAAGCGCCCCAACAATCCACCTACACGGTGAAAAGCGGGGATTGCCTTTGGAATATCGCCAAGAAGTATTTGGGGGATGGTTCCCGCTACAATGAAATCTATAACCTGAACAAAGATAAGATTACAAACCCGAACCTGATCTATGCCGGTCAGGTTCTTACTTTACCTTCCTGAAAGGGGTGATTCCGCTTGTCCATTGAACTTCTGATTCAGAATGGTTCAACCATCTATTATCCGGTAGTTGAAGAAGGGGTTGCACTGACATTGGAGCGGAAAGGCACCCCCGGCAAGCTGGAATTCACGGTGATCAAAGATGGGGTTCTGAACTTCCAAGAGGGGAACCCGGTGAAGTTCACGGTGAACGGAACCACCATGTTCTATGGCTTTGTGTTTACCAAGAGCCGGAAAGCAAACAGCCCCACCATTGATGTTGTGGCCTATGATCAGTTGCGGTACTTGAAGAACAAGGACACCTATACAGAAGAAGGACTGAAGGCTTCTGACCTTCTAAAGCGGATTGCAACGGATTTCCGCTTGAACCTTGGAAGTGTAGAAGATACCGGGTACACCATTGAAACCATCGTGGAAGAAAACAGCACCTTGTTTGACATGATCCAAAATGCCCTTGATGAAACTCTTCTGAATACCGGCCAACTGTATTGCCTGTACGATGAAGCGGGGGCGCTGACTTTGAAGAATGTCAATTCCATGAAACTGAACCTTCTGATTGATTCTGAAACCGGTGAAACCTTTGATTATTCTTCCAGCATTGATGATCAGACCTACAATAAAATCAAGCTGGCCTATAACAATGAGCAAACCGGAAAACGGGAACTGTATATTGCCCAAGATGGCGAAAAAATGAACACTTGGGGAGTTCTTCAGTATTATGAAGAACTTCAGACCGCCACGGGAGCCGCCGCCAAAGCTGATGCCCTGTTGAAGCTATATGATCAGAAAACCCGGAAGCTAACGGTGAAAAATGCCTTTGGTGATGTTCGGGTTCGGGCCGGTTCCGCCGTGGTGGTTTCCTTGGATTTGGGCGATATTATCACCAACAACTATTTGATGGTTGAAAAAGTCACCCACAATTTCAAGGGGAATGAACATTTCATGGATTTGACCTTGATCGGGGGTGAGTTCATTGCCTAAACCGACAAATGCGGTGGAACTGGTCAAGAAGGCCGCTGTGGAAGCGGTAGAAGCCGGGAAGCCTGTTCACATTCTGTTTGGAACGGTGATTTCGGCTTCCCCGCTGAAAATCCAAGTGGATCAGAAAGCAATTTACACTGAAAAAATGTTGGTGCTGTCCCGCAATGTGACTGATTATGAAGTTGATATGACAGTTTCCCACCAAACTGTTGTGATCACCCACGGCCACCCGGTAATAGACACCTACACCGGGGGCGGCACCGCTGAAGATATTGACCACAATCACCCCATTCAGGGGCGAAAGAAGTTCAAGGTTCACAACGCCCTTGTGGTGGGGGATCAAGTGGTTTTAGCCCGGATTCAGAAAGGCAAGAAATTTTTGGTGCTGGATCGGATTGCACCGAACCCGGCCTTGCAGGGGGAATGGCTATGATTCCACAAGTTCAAGACGATTTGCGGCAAGACTTCACTTTTACGGTGCTTCCCAGCCGCACATTCAAAATGAACCATGATACCAAGACCATTACCGGCACCATTGACCAAGTAAAGGCCGTGGAACAGGCGGTTTTCCTGATCCTGAATGTGGAACGGTATGAATGGCTGATTTACTCTTGGAATTATGGTTTTGAAAAAAAGCGGCTGATTGGAAAGCCGGTTGATTACTGCATTCCTGAAATTGAACGGAGTGTGAAAGAAGCCTTGCTTCAGGATGACCGGATCACCGCCGTTGACAATTTCCAATTTGAAGTGAACAAGAAAAAGGTGCTGACCACTTTTCGGGTGGTCAGCATTTTTGGCCCCATTTTCACGGAAATGGAGGTGGAAATCTGATGTATGAAAATATTACCTATGCGCTTTTGCTGAACCGGATGCTGGAACGGGCCTTGTCCATCAACAGCAATTTGGATACCCGTGAAGGTTCTCTGGTTTGGCTTGGGAATGCCCCCGCCGCTGTGGAACTGCAAAATCTGTATATCCAGCTTGACACGGTTTTGAATGAAACCTTTGCGGACACAGCAAGCCGCCCTTACCTGATCCAGAGGGCGGCGGAACGGGGCCTTTCTCCCCAACCCGCAAGCGCCGCCGTGTTGCAGTTGACCATTACCCCGGCCACTTTGCATTTGGCCTTGAACACCCGCTTTTCCATTGGGGAACTGAACTACTATGTTTCCGCTGAACGGGGTGAAGGGGTATATGAAATCACTTGTGAAACGGCGGGTGAAGCTGGCAATGACTACGGGGCCACGGTAATTCCCATTGAATACATTGAAGGGCTTGAAACCTGTACGGTTACGGCCCTTTTGATTCCCGGCGAGGATGAAGAAGATACCGAGGTTTTCAGACAACGCTATTTTGACAGCCTGAATGCACAAGCCTTCGGCGGCAACCGGATTGACTATATCGAAAAGGTGAATGCAATTCCCGGTGTTGGCGGTGTGAAGGTTTATCGGGCTTGGAACGGTGATATTCGGCCCGCTGAACTGGTTCCCCCGGAAGGGGTTTCAGAATGGTTGAAAACTGTTCAAGCGTCTGAAGAAATCAAGGCTTGGTTGAACAAGGTTTATGAAGCCGGGATCAATAACAAGCTGACGGTGGGCGGAACTGTGAAGCTGATCATCATTGACAGCACCTTCAGCGTACCTTCCACAACCCTTGTGGAACAGGTACAGACCGCCGTTGACCCCCTTCAGAACGCCGGGGAAGGCTTGGGAACCGCCCCCATCGGCCATGTGGTGAAGGTGGAAGGCGTGAAAAGTGAAACCGTGGATTTGTCCTTCACGCTGACCTATCAGCAGGGGTGGAGTTGGGAAGATGTTCAAACCTATGTTGAACAGACCATTAAAGGGTACTTTGAAGAACTGTCTGAAACATGGGCAGATCAGGAACAGGCCCTTGTGGTTCGTGTCAGCCAAATTGAAAGCCGCCTGTTGGGAGTAAGCGGGATTTTGGATATTTCTGATACCAAAATCAATGGCCTTGCGGCCAATTATACCTTGAACCTTGATTATATCCCGGTTCTTGGGGAAATCAGCGCAACCACCGGAAGCCAAACTTTTCAAGGAAGGTGATTGAATGGATCGCAAACTAATCAATTACCTTCCTTATGTTGTCCGGGACTATGCGGAATTTCAAGGGATCACCGGAGCCGAACAACCAGAGTTTGAAAACGCATGGGCGGCGGCGGACGATCTTCTTGCAAACCAGTTCATCAAGACCGCTGGCAACCTTGGGTTGTCCCGGTGGGAAAAAATCTTGGGGATCACCCCCAAGGGAACAGATACCTTGGATGATCGGCGCTTCCGTGTGCTGGCCCGGTTGAATGAAGAACTTCCGTACACCTTGCCCCAGCTTCGGGTGATTTTGGAAAACCTTTGTGGCCCCGGTAATTCTTCGGCAGAAGTCACGGATTACACCCTTCTGGTGAAGGTTGGCGTGGCCGCAAAGAAGAACTTTGAAGATGTTCAAAACCTTCTTGAACGGGTTGCCCCCGTCAATTTAGTTTTGGAAGTTCAACAGTTGTTCAATATCCATGAAACCCTGAAGGGCTTCACCCATGCCCAGCTTGCTTGGTACACCCATCATGAAGTGAGAACGGAAGAACTTCAGGCCCATGTTCCCACCCCGTATGGTGATCTTCTGCCTTTGACCCACGGCCAACTTGCAGGGATTTCCAATAAATCTATCAGAAAGGAAATGAAAGATGGCTGAATATACCACCAATTATGATTTGGTCAAACCGGCCCAAGAAGATTTCTACAATGTGGACGATCAGAACCGCAACATGGATAAAATTGATGCGGCCCTGAAAGCCCATGATGATTCCTTGGCCGGGAAAGCCGATCTTGGGGAGGATGGCAAGGTAAAGCCTGAACAGCTTCCCGATTCCACCTTTGACCCCACCAAAGATATTGAAGATGCCATTGATGAACACAACACCAGTGAAACCGCCCACGCCGATATTCGGGAAGAAGTGGCGGCGGCTTTGGAAGCGTCCCAAAACGCCCAAGAAGCGGCAGATGCGGCCTTGGAAGCCGTGTCCGGGTTCGTCTATACCATTGATGTTGTGCCCACCCAAAACGGTTCCTTGACCTATAACGGCGAGGAACAGACCCCTTCTTGGAACAGCTACAACCCCGACACGCTGACCCTTGGCGGTGTGACCACCGGCACCGATGCGGGAACCTATACGGCAACCTTCACGCCGAAAGACCCCTACAAGTGGACGGATGGCACCACCACGGCCAAACAGGTTCAATGGACAATCAACAGGGCCACGGTTGCAACCCCCACCCAAAGCGGAAGCCTTACTTACACTGGATCGGCCCAAAGCCCTTCTTGGAATGGTTATGATACTTCCAAATTGACCCTTGGCGGCACTACCAGCGGCACCAATGCGGGGAGCTACAACGCCACTTTCACGCCCACGGAAAACTACCGGTGGAGTGACAGCACCACCGGAGCCAAAACGGTTCCTTGGACGATTGGGAAGGCCGCTGGAAGCCTTTCTTTGAGCAAAAGCAACATGGATTTGGGCGCTTCCAAAATGACTGACACCTTCACGGTAACACGGGCCGGAGATGGTGCTATTTCTGCCCAATCCAGCGCTCCCAGCGTGGCCCAAGTCAGCGTGAATAACAATATTGTGACTGTAACCGCCGTGGGCAAGGGCAATGCCACAATTACTGTCAGCGTGGCGGAAGGCACCAACCACACGGCACCGGCTAATAAGACCTGTTCCGTGTCTGTGACCCTTCCCACCGCAACCCTGAATGATAATGATTGGGACACGATCAGCGAGGCAAGCGCCGCAGGAACAGCGGATGATTATTGGGCCGTGGGTGATACCAAGTCTATTGTGATCAATGGCAATGTGGTTGGGTTTGGAATTACCAATCTGACCATCAATGTTTTCATCTTGGGATTCAACCATAATGCTTCCCGTGAAGGCAATAACCGTATTCATTTCCAAATCGGCAAGATTGGAAGCACCCCGGTTGCCCTGTGTGATAACAACTACAATAGCACCGGTTCCAGCCAAGGGTTCCGCATGAACACCAGTAACACAAACCAAGGCGGTTGGGCAAGTTCCTATATGCGGAACACCGTCTTGGGCAATAGCGGCACCCCTTCCAGCCCCACGGCAAACAGCCTGATGGCGGCTTTGCCTTCTGCCTTGCGAGCCGTAATGAAGGCCGTGACCAAGTACACAGATAACACCGGAAACGCAAGTAATGTTCAGGGCAATGTGACTTCGACCCAAGATTATCTGTTCTTGCTGGCAGAATTTGAAGTGTTCGGCACAAGAAATTGGGCCAACAGCTATGAACAGAATTATCAAGTTCAGTATGCTTATTATCAGGCTGGCAATTCCCGCATTGCCTATCGTCATACAAGCACCGCTTCGGCGGTGTGGTGGTGGTTGCGCTCCCCTTATTACTACACCAACTATTACTTCCTCATTGTCAATACGGACGGCTACTACTACCACACTGGCGCCGACACTTCTGGTGGCGTGCGGCCCGGCTTTGCTGTCTAATCCCCCGCAGGATAACCCCGGCCCCATCCCGCCCCCGCAAGGGGGCGGGATGGGGCCGGGAT